CGCATTGTATGGTATTGCTGGTTGATTCCAGGTATCACCATCACTTGCCGCTATCTCTGTTGATACGTGGTCAGTAATCGGTACTAAATCAAAGTCGGCAGTAGGGACGCCGGTAATCCTTGATAACTTACGCAACTCTAGTGATAGATGTGGATTTGCACCATTAACGGCCAGTCTATTTGTATCTGGTTCGTCCTTGTATTTTGGATATGTGCCGCTCGGGTCATAGAAACCCTTTACAGAATCGGCCAACTCTGCCGGGACACCGGGTAATGAACCAATCACCATAGGTTCCTGACAATCATCGCCGTCTCTAAAATAACCGAACACCCAAGTCCCCTCTACTAGAAAACTAGGGGATTGTCCGAGTCCAGAAATGGCGGCAGATGTAGTCGGCAAAATAACCTGCGACCAGGGTAAATCGGCCGTGGGTAATACTGCCTTGTCCTGCGTATGAAGGCCGACACACCTCACTCGTACACGGCCAAGAAATTGTGGGTCATTCCTATCCTCAACCACGCCGTTAAACCAGATGAAGCCGTTAAACCCTAAAATATTTTTATCGTATCTCATAAAATTTTCCGATATTGCTCGCCTTTTAATCCACTCAGCATACGCATTTAATTACCATTTGTTATTATTCTACGCAAACTGCACCCAAAAGAACATCTATGACAATTGTGGTCGCACTTTGGGAAACCTATCTTGCGTAAGACATATTCAAGACTGCGCCTGCACGCCGAAGGCGCCGTTTGAGGCAACTCTGTGACCACTCTGATGGCCGCTGAGCATATACTGATTACACTCTTATAAGTTCTATACTTATCAATCATTACTGCCTCTGTAATCTTTGTGCGACCACGTAGCGTCCTCGCCTTTCTTAAATCTTTCACGTCTTATCTCAGCGTCTGTCTTCTCTTCTCGCCTCTGTATCGCTTTGTGTTCTAACCACTTTATATATAATATACCCGCCATATATACGGCCAGGCACAATAATACTACACTTTCCCTATCCATTACACGTCTCCCTTCCGGAGGCGCCGGACTCTCGGATTCTCTGATATTCTCTATGCTTGTGCATTTGATAAATCCTTTAATTGTTTCTCGTATAGGTTCTCTGGTGTATCACTCTCAACCCTCTCAACAAGTGTCTCCTCCTCGCTCGGATACGCATTGGACACGCTATCCTTGAAGCATTTAAGTACCATTTCGTGTTTCTGTGCCTCTGTACTAATAACGTGTTTAATCGCCATAATTACATATCTGCCACTCGTATAAGGGTTTAGACCCTCGTTATCCCTTGCCTGACCTGGTCTCTTTAATTGACTAGAGTATGTTATTGTATCGCCACAATTTAACAATGTATTCCCATATACTAATAGGGATAGATTGTGGTTTCTTAACACCTGATTCTGTGATGTCCTATTGCCTAGACCTGCTGTTGCTGGTCGTTCATATAGATTATGACCCTTTGTTGTACTAGACTTGACCATTACCCTACTATCAAACTTCTCATTTAATCCTGTGCCTGTATCCTCATAGGGCACACCCTTTGTCTTATCTGATTTTTTAGTAGGTAGTAATAGACCACTTTCTTTGCCGTGTTCAGTATGTGGTTGTTTATCGCCTTCTTTTAGATAGTCAAAGTTAGTAATAGTAATTGTCTTATTAAATGCATTATGTTTGATGACCTGATTAGCATACATTCCGTTATTCATATTGGCAAGTGTATCAACAGGTTTTTCATAGTCTGCCCTAATTACACTTCTCATACTCTTTTCTATATCTTTAATCTCTGGTTGTTTTGAGTTATCTGTCGTTGAGGGTATTATACCAGAGTATGCCCATTTAGCAAGTGCTGGTGTTTTCTCTTGACCACCTAGTGCCATCATACTTGCAATACTTCTAAAATGAAAACCAGTTGAGTCTTCATAGAATACATAACCTGAATTGTTTTTAAATCCTGAAGGCACAGCATTTTTTGCTAATAGTTTTATTGCCTCGTATGGTTTTAAATTAGGTATTACTATCTTCGTATTTGTGGCAGTCGGTTCAAAGAAAAACTTTTTATTAGATTTTAAATCATTTCTTAATATATCTAATACTGCGTTCTCTACTGGTCCCTCGTATGCCTTACTTATCGTTGTAATATTATTTCTATATAATTCAGGCGAACAAAAGAATATCTGATAGAGTTGTGCTGTTTCTTTTTTAGGGTCTTCGTTTACATTATCTACTTTGTATATCTGAAATTCGTGGTCATAACCCTCTAAACCTGGTGAGTTTAAAGTTAGTTTTATTTTCTCTAATCCTGTGATTGGTAATAATGACCTAACATCTTGCATATCATATACGACTACTGACCCTACAATGTTGTGTGTAAATATATCTTCGACTAATTCAAGACTAAACATTATGCCTTTAATTTCCATAACAATCGGTTCAATAGTCTCACTATCTCGTCTGTAAGATACTATTTCTAAATTTTGAAGTGTGTATTGACCTGGTGTGTCAAATGTGTTTCTATCTTTATATGCCATATCATTGTCTAATCAATTCTCTAAACTCATCTATAAATGTGTTTAAAAATGCCGGTTGTAAAACTCTTATTTGCCTTTTCTTATCTTGTAATCTTCTCTCGTATTGTATGTTTGATACTGCCTCTGCGCCTGACTCATCAGCATTTACCTCTATCTTATGTGAGTAATCAGCAGGTCCATCACCTGTTTGTCTGCCACTTAATTGTGTCTTTTCATAATGATGTATTGCCTCTGGATTGTCATATTTGTCTTTTACAAATTCTTGAAAATTAAACTCATCTAACGGCCAATCGTGATATCTGTTTACTACATTATTTAACAAACATATTACCCAAAAATAATCAGCACTACCATAAATTTTATATGCAATTGTTTCAGGTGAATCACCTTCAGGCACATCATACTGGTCATATAACGATACGTTATCGGCAATCTTACTTCTAACTTTTACTCTTCGCCATATATCAGTAATTTCTTTTACATTGCCACTTACACCAGTTATGTTATAATCTATTTTAGGAAACTCTGCGAAATATTGCATTATGCACCGTCCGTAATATCTGATTTAGTTAATATTCTGTCTTCTACAAAACCAACTGATAACTTTGTATGTACAGGAAAAGGACTCGAACCATCTTCAGGACTAAAGAATGTTGTTTGTCCATCAGGTTGATAATCTACCTCAACACTCTTACAATAACACGCCGATATTAAATGTAAGTTAGTATTAACTTTATCATTGTACATATATTTTATTTTAAAATAGTTAGGTGTATCAAAGAAACTACCTAGTGTGCCTGCATTTAAACCTGGTGATGAGTTATATTTAAATATTGTAATAATATCTTTTACTGCGTCTGCCTCTTTTGCACTTCTCGGCCAAAAATCAAACTCATATGTAAATTCTCTAAATGCTGGTGAATCATAAAATTGTTCATTTCTAGGATTTGCTGCTAAACCTTTTCTTTTTAAACCTACTTTTATAGGGTCACCTTGACCTGCTAGTGATATAAACTCACCTAATACTTGTTTAGCTTTTTGTACTGCAAGACCAGTACCACCTTTTAGTGCTTCCAATATTTTTTTATTTGTATCATCAGCAGTTTGAACGGCGTCTTTAAGCACTTCAGCACTTGCAAAAATACCACCTGGTTCACTATCATAAGTTTGATTATAACTAACTTTAACATTAGGTGGCATATAGATAGCTATTGATGATGTTGTAAATGACTTGTTAGGTAGTTTTGATTGTATTTTTTTATTTGAAATTCTGTTTTTTGTACCTAAAAAATTAGATGTAGCAGAGTTATAACCTACAAAACCAGATTCAAACATTATATAATGACCTAACTCTGTTGAACCAAGGTCTAGTGGATATTGAACAAAAGCAAAAGACAATGGGTTTGCTATTTGATTTTGAACAGGTGAATTGTCTATCTCAAAGGGACTTTTTTTCAGTAATTTTGCTGCTACTTTACCAGCGTCAGCAGCGGATGATGGTTTCTGCAATTTACCTATCGCATTAGACAAGAATGGTGTTGCTAAGTTTGATATGTGATTTTTTATATTCTTAAATGCCATTTATAAATACCTTTATCAATATTTATATGAATTATAGGTAGATTATGGCAAAGAGTTATCAAGGATTATATAAACCAACACACCCCAAGAAGTACGTAGGAGATGTCAAAAAGATAGTGTATCGGTCACTATTAGAAAGACGTTTTATGCGTTATTGTGACCTCAATCAAGACATATTATTTTGGGCAAGTGAAGAATTACCAATTAGATACTTCAATCCAATAGATAAGAAATACCATAGATACTTTCCAGACTTTGTTGTAAAGACTTCTAAACAAAAGAAGTATATGATAGAGGTCAAACCATCACGTCA